TCAGCAGTCCCGGGTGTTTCCGCAACGATGGTCAATGTCGGCCTTGGCGTCGATTGCCCCGAAGGCCTCTTCAAATGCGTAACGGTGCGCAACTGTGACCCGCCCATCGGGGCCACGAAACGCCCCGTAGCCATTCCCGTACAGTGCTCCCGCCCACTCCCAGAATTCGCCGGTCTTGTGGACTTTCGACCAGAAGTTCGCATGAGCACGGTCGAGACGCTGTTGCCGCTCTTCGGCGGTCAGCACGTCGAGAAAATGCACCACACAAACTTCTCGTGACCTGATGGAGCGGTGGCACCCGTCCACGGAGCAGGTACGCTTTGTCATTTCTTCCTCCATGTGAAAGTTTTGCGGGGGTCTCCATGTGGGAAAGGCCAGTGGCCCGGCCATGGAGGAACCGGGCCACTGGGGTCTAGTTACGCCTCGTCGGGCTCGAGGGCTTCGACTCGGGCGACAAGGTTGTTCCACTGCTCTTCAGTGGGGAACCCGTCCTTACCAGGCGCTCCGTCTTCGCCAGGGTCGCCCTTAGCGCCGTCTGCGCCGTCTGCGCCATCCGCGCCGGGGTCCCCCTTGTCGCCCTTGTCGCCCTTCGGGCCCTGCGCCCCGTCAGCGCCATCCGCGCCAGCAGGCCCAGGCGTGAGTTCAATGTCATCGACATTGGTTCGAACCTCACGGATGGCGTCGACGATCTTGTTGTGATCCTCGGGATGCCCAGGATTTCCCTCGGCTGCGGGACCGGGCAGTTCAGTTGACCATTCGGCCATAATGTTTTCCTTCCGTCAGTGACCCATCAGTAGCTGGCCTGATAGGTCCCAGTCATTCCCCCGAACCACCACCGGACGTGCCAGCAACTTCGGCGTCGATCCATGCCTTCTGCGGCAGGCCAACGATGTGGCGCTTGATGAATCCGCCCTGGTCCTGCGGCTTCTGCGGGTTGTCGATGAGGAGCTCATACCCCTCGACCGGCTGGCCGGAAGCGAATGGGACCTCAGACTTCAGGCCGACCTCGCGCTCGTACAGCCACACGATGGTGCCCTTGGTCTTGAGCATCTGGAACAGCTGGTCTCCGATGTCTTCCTCGGAGTCCGGCGTTCCGGTCTCGGGGAGGCCGGTCTCTTCGTCGAAGTACCGGAAGACATCGAACTCGGCGCTGTAGTTCGAGGTGCTCAGCGCCTGCACGTTGCCTTCCTCGCAGACGGCCTTCTCATCCACAGTTTCGGAGGCCTGCGGGCCAACGGCGTAGGTGGATGCGACGATGCGGCAGGACGCGTTGAGGCCACCGTCGAGTTCTTCGACAGTTGGCTTCTCCGGATCGAGCGGCTTGGTGGTCAGGATGGCGATGCGCTTCTTCGCATCAGCGAGAGAACGAGGCATGGTTACTTTCCTCCCTTGGGGGTGGTCTTGGTTTCAGTGGCCGCGGTGTTGGCCTTCTGGGTCTCGCTCTTGGGGTCGCGAGCTTTGAGGTACGGGAAGATGTCGAGGTGCTGTTCGGGTACTCGGACCTTCCGGGCGGGCTTGTAGCGGGTGTCCACGGCGTGGACGAACTTGGCTGCCATGCGGGCCTCCTGTTTTCGGGCATAAGAAAAGCCCCGGAGGTTTCCGAGGCTTGAGGTGAGGTGGGGTTTACGGTTGGGCGAACGTGAACGACAACGGTTGGTAGAACCGTGGCGGGGTCACTGAAGTGTCGTATTGGATGGGCACGTGCGGGTCGGAGTGGACGTATTCGCCGCCTCCAGGTGCTGTGACTCGGTGGAGTGCTGACGCGACCTGTTGGGACAGGTTGCGGACGGTTCCTGCGGTCGCTCCGGCTGCTGTGACTGTGAGCCGTCCTGCCGAGTTCTGTGCGGAGAAGTCGAGCGGCTGCTCGGTTCCCTCGCGGAGGATCTGACCCCACACGGCCAGGTAGGGCGCGATGCGGCCAGCCGCAATGAGGCGAACGTTTTCCACGAGCCCTTCATGCACATCCACAGGCGGTTCGAGCGCCTTGAGTCGCGCAATGGTCCACTGGTTGAGTTCGTTGGCGTCCAGTCAGATCACCTCCCCGCCGATGGAGCGCAACGCCTGCTCGAGGTACGGGGACCGGCGGTCGAACGCAGGACCAAGGAACGGCCGTGGCGCCATCACTGAGGTGCCCCACTCCAGGTGCGGTGCGTATGAAACCGTCGGCCCAATCTCAGCTCCGACTCCCCCGCTGTCCTGCATCAAGTCGTAGCCGATGGAGTTGCGGAGATTGCCGGTGCGGACGGGGGCGAACACTTTCGCATCATTGCTGATATCGGCTGCGGTTTTCGCGATGGCGTCAGCGGCCATGTTCTGAGCTTTCTCGCCTGCGGCCCGGAGGTCGGCGGCAAGGTTTGCGAGTTCGTCCATCAAGCAGCCCTCACTTCTTGTCCGTTGACGTCCTGGCACAGGTAGTCGCGTGTCCAGTTCGTGGTCCCCGATTCGGCCACAAGCACTTGGAATTCCCGCCCGTTCAGGTCCGGGTCGTCCGGGTTGTCGAGCACCTTGATCGTGGTTCCGTAGTGGAGCCATTTCGCGGCGATCGGCACCGAGATTCGGTGGGTGGCAATGACTTCGAGACCATCAGCCACCAACACTGGTCGGGACGATTGGGTGAGGAACTGCACCGAGCATGGCGCGGACTCCCAGACGGGCATGACCTCCGGTTCCTGTGGTGCGGGCCAGTCAGGAATATCTCCGAGCGTGTACGCGGTGCATTCGCCGGTGAGGAACCCATACGCTGTAGGGCGATGATGCTCAGACCAGCCCGGAGGGATGACCTTGAGGCGGCCGCGAGCGATGCGAGTCATAACCGCATCTCCTCACCCTCGTGTGAACCTGGGCCGTCGAGGTTGAAGGCCATGAAGAACGGCTCGTCGTCCTCAGCGTCTTCTTCCTCCTTGGCCCGGGCCCGAAGTGCCGCTGCGTGTTTGCGCAGTGCATCGGCCACGCTCGGTCCGTCAGACTGACGATCCTGAGTGCGTAGCTTCTTGGAGATGAGAGCTTCGTCCGTGGCGATCGCGTCGAGGGCGTCCGCAGCCGCCCGCAACACTGAGTCGCGGGCAATGGTGAGGAAACCTTTGATCTGATCGTTGTCGAAGTCCGGGTCATCCGCGTTGGTGTCGCCGATGATGAGCCGCACCTGACTCACTGGATCGTTGTAATCAACCATTACAACTCCCTTGGTTGTGCCGTTCCCCGCCCCGCTGGATGGTGGTCACAGTGGGGCGGGGCCCGTGCTCAGATGGGGTCAGGAACCGGTCGATGCGTAGGCAACGAGCGCCTTACCATCAGCGTCCACGAGACCCTTCGCGGCACCGTCGACGGAACGACCGCGGAAGTCGATCGTGTCATCGAGGTAGGAGCCTTCCTCGAACGGGATCTCGCCGCCGCCGACCCGGTTTCCCTGGTCGCGCTTGGTGCGGATGTCCACGTTCTCGTGGCCGATGAGCTGCGAGTGGATGACTGCCGGGTGGTCGCTGGACTTGTTCGCCAGCAGGTACCAGGTCTTGGCACGCTTGTCGGACTTGTCGATCTTGACCAGCCACTTCGCGACCTGCACAGTGACGAGACCCCGGAACGGGTTCTGCATCTCCGTGGTCGTCTCCTTGGTGCCTTCGGTGACCTTCAGCTTGAGAACGTCCGCGTTGATGATGCGGTTCGCTTCGATCTGCATGGACGGAGGCACGAGAAGCACGAGGCCCGTGGTGTCGACGAGGTCGCCACGATGGTCTTCCTTCAGCGCGAACGACTCGACGGCGGCCTGCAGGTTCTCCGGCGACAGAGGCTTGTTGTCCACTGCGGCGAAGAAGTCGGCACGCGGTCCGGTCTCGGACACGAAGGTTTCGAACACGTTCCGGTTCGAACGCTCCGTGGCACCGTTGCCGAGGCGACGAGGGAAGTCGGCCATGTCGGTGAAGTCACCGGACAGTGCGAGCTCCCACGTGTACCCGAAGCGGCGCCCGAACTTGCCGACCTTGTACTCGACTTCGAGTTCGTCGAGAGTGTCAGCCTTGTACTCTTCACCTTCGCCGACGGGGTCGAATTCGGTGTTGCCGAACAGGTCGCGCAGCTTCTTCGGTCGGAAGTCGGGAACCTTCTTCTCGATCGCGAACGCTTCGTACTCCTTGACGGCGTCCTTCTGAGCCTGGATCGCTTCGACTTCGAACCCCTTCGACAGGAGGATCGGGAAGTCGCTGGTGGACATGGCCTCACGGAACTGCGCGAGGGCCAGGTTGGTGCCCTTCTGGGCTTCGTTGAACAGCTTGGCGGCGCTGAGCACCTTCTGCTTCATGTTGGGGGCTGTGCGGAATTCCGCCTCAGCCAGCAGATCAAGTTCCATTGGTTTCTCCTAAGAGTCTGTGGGGGTGGGGGGTGGTGCCGCTACTCAGTAGTTCGCCTGGTAGCGGGCTGTCATTCCCCCGAACCACCAGCCGAGGGGGCGAGCATTCCGAACGGGGCGACTTCGGCGGGACCAGTTCCGGTGGCCTTCGCCTGGTTCGACACGCCCCAGGGGGTGTCGTTCGCGGTTGCAGTGAGACCACTGGAGCCGAGGTAGACGACCTGCCCTTCGGTGAGGGCACCGGTGACGTCGATCTCCCAGGAACCGTCGAGCCACACGGTGACTCGGTCGCCCTGTTCAGCGTCGATGAGGGCGACACCGCGGTAGGCGCCGATCGCGACAGCCTGACCGGACTTGTAGGCCTTGTCGGCGGTGAGGGCGATGTGCTTGTTCTCGGGGTACTTCTGGTTCTTCGCCATGTCAGGCTCCCTTCAGGGCTGTGAGTTCGTCGTACGACGGCAGCTCAGCTTCGGTGGCAGTGGTCTCGGTGGTGACGGGTCGGGACTCTCCCAAACCACGAACCTGACCGGTACCGGCTGTCTTGGTTTTGTAATCCTCGGCGAACGTCCGGGCCTCCTTGATCAGGTCGTCCCCGGTGACGTCGGATTCGGCGAGTCGGTCGATGAGCAGGTCCTTGACCATGCCGGGGTCGACTCCGTCGAATGCTTCCTCGACGACGTTCGCGACTTCGGTACGGCGGGCTTCCTTCGCCTTGGACTTCTTCAGTTCGGCGATTTCAGCCTTGGCTGCCGCGAGTTCGCGCTTGAGACGCTCGACCTCGGTTTCACCGGAGTTTCCGCCACCTCCGCCGCCGCTGTTGCTCTTCTTCGAGTCGGCTTCTGCGACCCGGCTGGTGTCCGTGGTGTCAGCCATGTTGGCTTTCTCCTTCTGTTCGGATTCCTGAGTGGGTTCCTTCCCAGCCGGGGCCGGGTTGGTCTTGGGGACGTACACGGTGGTCGGCACGACTTCGGTGGGTTCGCCTTCGAGGGCGATGTTGATGCCGTTGCGCGTGTACTTCTGCTCGAAAGTGGTGAGCACGTCGGAGGGCCCTTCGATGCTGAACCACACCTTGCTGTCGTCGTGGTCGCGCACGTACATCCACACGTCGCGATTGCCGATCGTGTCGCGCACTGCCTTTTGGAGGAGGTCGCGTGTCTCGTCGTTGATGCCCTCGCGCAGTCGGGCGGATTCGAGGACTTCCATCACCCTCCCGCCGCGCCCTGCGCGAGTTACGAAATCGACGCTTCGGGCCTCGGTGAGCCTGGTGACGACGCGCTGCCCGTTGGCCTCGCTGACCTCGCCAGAGGCGCGGATGCTCACGCCGATGTCTTCGGCCATGTCGGATACGATTGACTTCCAGTGCGAGTAGATCTTCGCTTCAGCTACCAGCCCGCCTGATTCGTCGTCCCAGTGAGCATCCTCAGCGAGTACGCCGACGAGGTTGTGCAGGTCGCCTTCTGGGCGGTTCCAGTCCTCGGCTTCGGTCGCGTGATTCCAGAACATCTGGGTGCCCTTGGGGAACACTTTGTCGCGGCCTGCGGCTTCGATGGTCTCTTTCGGGTAGACGCCGCTTGACCCTGCGCCGGGGGTGATGATGCCGATCTTGGCCCGTCCTCCCGCCTTCGGGGTGAGGGTTGCGGTCTCCTTGAGGAGTGTCATTGGTTCGCCTTCCTGCGGAGGTCTGCGAGTGGGGTTGCCTGATACGAGGGCCGCCAGTCGGGGTTGTCGACGCGGTGGGCCATGTCGGCGAGGCTGATCTGTCCGTCTTGGAGCATCCGGTATCGGTCGGGGCCGAGGGCAGCGACAGCGTCGTGGGGGTTGTTTGCTATCCAGTCCTCTGCTGAGGGGGTGATGTCGGGTGGTTCGTCGATGTCGAATCCGAGGTCGCGCCACGATCTTGTTTTGGGGATGAACGTGCAGCGGCCGTTCTGGTGATCGAATGGGCCTTCGGTGTCGGGCGGGTATTCGGTTCCGTGCTTCGCAATGCAGGATGGGCAGGTGCGGGATGAGAGTTCTGCATGCCACACGACCGCGGTCACGGTCGGATTGGCAATGTTCTGCGCCCTGTTCGCTGCCCGATGGGCATCCAACTGTTCGGTGCGGGCTATGCGGAGAGCTCGCGTGAGTCCCCCGTTGAACCCGGAGCGTGTGCGTTTGAGCATCTCCCGTGCTGCCCTGTCCGGGTGCCAGCCCGACGGGACTGCACGGATCAGCGCCGATTTCATGGCGTCGACGGCTTCGTCCGACAGTGGCAGGGTTGAGGCATGGATCTGACCGAGGGACCGTTCGATGATCTGTTCAAGTGCCGGCTGGTCGACACGTGTGAACGACGGGAGCAGCTTCGAATCGACGGGCGGCATCTGGGACGCCGCAACACCGGTGGTGAGATCCGCTGTGCGTTCGACGACCTCGCGCACACTGTCCTCGAGTAACGGCCCGAGCTCGGCTGCGAGTTCACGCAGTTTCGCCGCGGTCATCGCCAACGCTCGTTGAGTGCGTGCCAGGTTCGTGATCTGAGCCGGCGTGAGCGGTTCGCCCGCCGCCTTCTTCGCGAGGATGACGGCGATCGTGTCCTGCCACTCCTGAGCGACTTCCTGCCAGGCTTGCGCCCAGCGGGCAGTGAGTGCCCGGGTGGAGGCGTCAACATAGTCGTCGACCATGGAGCGCAGTTCGGCGGCCCGGCGTAACGTGAGTTCTGTGATTGCCACGCCGGTCACCGCCTTCTACTGGTTGAGTACTGCTGCAGGATCCTCGCCACGGTTGTACGCATCCACGGCCGCATCCCCCGCGCTGATGTTCGGGTCGATGAAGTTGCCGGCATCGTCGGTGAACTGGTCGAGGATCTCGTCGACGTCCCTGACTCCGAGTGCACGGAGCAAGAGGCGCATCGTCTCCAACGGTGGAAGCTTCTGTGTCGCGTCCGCGTCGACAATGGCCTTCACCATGACGTCGACCGGGGTTTCATCAATGTCGGGCCAAGTGATCGTCAAAGTGCGATCCGATTCGCCCTGCAGGATCACTTCTTCCTGCTGAGTGAAGTGGTCGACCTGGATGCCGCCCTTGAGCGGTCCCTGTGGTGCAAGGACAGCCTGGTCGATGACGTGCCCGAGAATTGCTCGGTACGCTTCCGTCCACACTTCACGACGGCCGTTCATTTCAAGACGGGTCGGCTGGTCCAGGGTTTCCGCGACGGCTCGCGCACCGGTCTGGCCAGGATCCGCGAGAAGTGTCGTCACCGGCAGTCCAAAGGCCGCGGCGATCATCGTCGCCAGCGGCCGGCCCGACTCGGCATCGATCGTGGCGCCGGACTTCGGGACCGCTTCGAGTTGAGAGTTCGGGTCCATCGCAGCCACTCCCCCAGCCTCACCGAGACCGTTGAGGGCTGAGCGGGCTTGCTGGGCTGTCGAGCGTTTGCCGGAGAGCTTCCATGCGATGCGGGCGAGGGACTTCATGAGTTTCGCCCAGTCCTCAAGGAATTCCCGATACGCTCTTGCCCAGGGCAGGGCAGCGTATGCGTCACCCACACCGAACTTGCCCACCGCGTTGACCCGGATCTGCAGGACCGGTGCGGACCAGTCGACAGGGTTGCCGTCGATGACGGGGAACTTCCGGGTCGGTTTGTGCCCGAGTGCCGGATACCAGGTGGTCTTCTGCCGTGTAGTGACTTTCGCGGTTCGTTCACCGATCGTGGTTTCCACGTAGTCGCGACGGTAGAACCAGGCTTCGGACTTGTCCTCAGGGTTGGTGATGATGTCCGTCATCTCCAACGGGTCCAGTGTGCGAACCCGGGTGAACCCTGTGGCGGGGTTGGTGAACATGACGGCGTACACGTTGCCGTCAGTGCCGAGCTGCTTCTCCAGCTCTTCGTGCGCTTGCGCACCAGTGAAGGCTTTACGGTTCCCCTGATCGTCGAGGAAAGCTTGCACAACAGCGTTGACGTCCTGTGTGCCCGATTCTTTTCCGTCGGGCGCTTGGATGCCGATTCCCTGCCCCCACACGTAGCCTGCCCGGATGGAGAGTCCACGCTTCACGAGAGGGTTGAGGGTTGCCATGGCTCGGCATAACTGTGCGGCTTGCCGGCGGCCCTCGGGGCTCATTTCCTGTTCGAAGTTCTGCCCGATCTGCACCCAACCGCGGTCTTCCCTGTATAGGGCTTCCATGCTGTGCGCGGCTTCCTCGAGCCGGAATTGTGCCGTGGTGAGTTCAGCCTGCATGCGTTTGAACTCTGGAGTGTCACTTGCTGATTCTCGGAGGCCGAGCCAGTCGAGCATGCCCATGCGGGCCTCCTTTCCAATCAGTACGGGGAGATTGACCATTCACGGTCGTCTTGCCATTCCTCAGCGACAAGGTCGGCCTGGTCGATGAGCGGGTGGAGGAGTAGATACGATGCCGCCTGCGTTGCAGAGTCGACAGCATCATCGTGACTTGCGCCGGGGAACCCCTTGGCTTCTTCGATGAACTCCTCCACGTTCGTCAGGAGCATTGAGGTTGGCAGGATCATGTTTCCGGCGTGAGCGAACGGCGAGATTGCTGAAGCACGAGCGACCTTGGAGCCAGTCGGTTCGACGGGAATGATGCCAGGAATGTCTTTCGACAGTGCGGTGATGACCGCGGGGCCATTCGCCCGATCTTCGACCAACACGGCGCCCGCTTCCGGGTACTTGGCTTTGAGATAGCGGATCTTGTCGAGGGTGGCGTTGAAGTTGAGTCGTTCCCGCACCATGTCGAGCAGGTACATGTTCACGCCGACGCGCAGCCACACTTGGCCGACAACGTAGTCCGAGGTGTCAGCGTCTTTGAAGGCGAGGTCGAAACTCATGATGAGCTCATAGCCGTTCTCCCTAAGACCCGGGATTCGGCGCGAACCATCCTGATGTTCGACCCACATGGGCTGCGAGTAACGCGGCCATTCGGGCGGGAAGATGCCACCCTCGTCGACAGTGGGGCTCTGCAGGTACATCGCGCTCCAGGCCTTTGGCCCAGTGGCGATCTTGCGTTGCTCCCACTCCTCCACGGTCATGCCATGCACGGTCTCGTGGTACTCCCCCGGCTCGCGGCCGAGCGGGTCAGTTTCCCCTTTGGCGGGGTCGTGGTTGGCTTGTGCGGGGATGCTGAGGACTTCCCAGTCCTCATGTCCGGGTTCCGAGAGGATGCGCCCGCCGAGGTCTCCTGTGGACCAGCGGGTCATGACGAGGATTACCGGCGTGCCGGGGTGGAGGCGGGTCTGTGCAGTTCCGGTCCACCACGCGAAGCTGGTTTCCTGCTTCACCTTGGAGATCGCATCCTCGTAGTTCTTTACGGGGTCGTCAATAATCATTGCGCCATCAGATGGGCGTCCAGTGAGGGCGGAACCAACGCCGGCCGTGAACATTCCGCCGCGGTACCCTGCGAGCTCCCATTCGTTCTGGGCAGACACATCGTCACGGACTCCCAGGCCGAGCTTGTCGCCGTCCTGGCGGATCTGGTCGCGCACTGCACGTCCCCAGCGTCGAGCGACGGCGGTCTCGTATGACGCGAGTGTGATTCGTGCGTCCGGGTTGCGGGTGAGCAACCACAGCGGAAGCCACCGTGAGCACAGCTGTGACTTTCCGGACTGTGGGCTCACGGAGACCATGAGGCGAGCGTTGGGCGTGTTGGCTGCCTCGACGAGCTTCTGATTGATGAGCTCGATGACGGGTGTGCGCTTCACTGTGGGGTCGAGTGCTTGTGCGAGGTCGAGAGGGCTATCCCATTGGGGGCGGGAGCTCGCGAGGCCTTCGAGTTTGTCGGCCAAGGCGGTCATCCAGTCGACGCTCACCCTGGCCTCCTATGCCGCACGATCGGTGTCGTTGTACGTATGAAGTTCGAGGCGCTTCGCCTTAGCTACGGTCGCCGCTTCTTCGATGGTTGCGAATTGGCCCAGGTAGTAGGTCTTTTTGTTGTGCCGGACCTGAGCTACCCACTTCTTGTTGACCTTATGCCAGTAGACGCCTCGGGCCCCGTTGCGGCCCTGGTGCCCTTCGGCGGATTGGTTCTGCATGTTCCGGCTGCGGTCGGCTGGGCGCAGGTGGTCCGGGTTGACGCATGAGGGGTTGCGGCATGCGTGGTCGAGCTCGGTCTTCGGTGACAGCTGCTGGCAGTGTGTGAGCTCCCAAGCTGCCCGGTGGGCAAGCATCGGTCGACCGTCAAAGTTGAAACCGCCGTAGCCGTTCTTGTCTTTTCCTGCGGTCCAGATCCAGCAGTCGCCGGATTTGTCGACCTTGGCCCAGAACCTCTCTGCGACGCTTGTCTTGGACTGCACTGTGGGCATTCCATCGCGTCGTGCCATTCGGTAGTGACGGGCGCAGTACCCGCGAGCGATGAAGGGCCGGTCGCATCCATCGACGGAGCATGTACGCTTAGTCATGTCGAATCCTCCAACGATTCGTCCTCACCCCCGGCTGTTAGCGCAGCGCGGGGGTTTCTATTCGGTTGTGCTCAGCGTCCGCCGAGGCACGGCAGAGTTGCCAGGTCGACTCGCTGACGATTGATGCCGGTTTTGGGTGCGAGTTCCGGCAACTCGGCAACCGCAACGACCATCGGTAGCGAACGCCCGGCAGCTGGGGTTGGTTTGAGTGCCCCTCGGAGCCAGCAGCAACGCGTCTTCAACGAGGGGCGTGGGGACGCATTCCGCGGGTAGAAAAGTGACGAAACACCCCGGGAATGCGAAAGATGGACCGGTGCCCGTAGACACTTCGACCCATCTACCGCATAGCTAATCCCCTAACCTGCCTTTTGTCCAGATCGACACCCCGACTGTTGGGTACGGGTGAGGACTTCTTCGAATCGGAACAGGAGAGGTGATTTCGGGCCGGGCCCTTTCCTCCCGACGGGGTGGAGTCCTTCGTACTGGCCGAGGGTGCCGGTGGCGCGGTTGCGGTTGTCGACTTCGAGGAGTTTGAGGATCTGCTTCGCCGTGGTTTTGATGCCGTGGACTTGGGTGAGGACGAGGGCGCATTCTTTGGCGGTGAGGTCGACGTCGGCGATGCCTGCTTTAAGTCTGTCTTGGCCTTCTTGTGGGGTGTAGGTGGTGCCGTCGATGATGACGCTGGTTTGGTCATGGCGGGCGTAGACGGGGTGGCCGTTGTGCCAGCCGCAGAAGCGTCGGTCGTCGATGTGTCGGTTGAGTTCGTCATGGATGGCCCGCATGTCGTGTTGGATTTCGGTGATGAAGTCGTCGAATGCTGGGTGGTGGGCCATCCAGTCGGCGTAACCGTAGATCCATGCGGCGATGGCTGTGGTTTCGTCTCGGCCTGTGTAGTTGTGGTGGCCTTCTTCGACGATGAGGAGTGCCCAGGAGGTGAGGGTTTGTTTGAGGTTGTCGCGGGCGATGACCATGTTGTCGGTCATGGGTGCTTTGGGTGCCGCGGCTCCTCCCCCGTTGTCGGTTCCGCCGTAGGTGGGGACGGGGGCTGCGGGTTCGATGGTTTCGATGAGGTCTGAGATTTGGTCGCAGAGGTTCCGGATCTGCTGGGCTGGGGATGGGTCAGGCATGTGGCCTCCACTCGGCTTTCAACGTGGTTCGGATAGTTCCGGTGGTGTGCGTGATGGTGAAGTCTGCGATGCGGCCGATGGCGATGCTGGGTGCTTCGCCGAACATCATCTGTTCTTCAACGACTTCACGTTCGTACCGGATGCCGGTGACTTTGACGCCTGTGTGGGCGCGCTCATCTTCGCGCACGTCCACATTCGTTCCGACGGTGGATAGTGGCATGGTGTCGATCGGCAGCCACGGCTTATCAGTCATTTGCCCTCACCGTTCACCTTCATGTGGAAGCCACGCCGCGGTGCTTCTCCGGGCAGAATCGTGACTTTGCCCCTCTTGCTCTCGATACCATCGAGGGCCTTCACGATCTCCGTGCCAGTCACATACTGGGGGTAAATGTGGAGCTCGAGAACCGCATTCGGGTCGAGGCCCAGGATCTTGACGGCTTCGACGACCTGATTGCGTGAGACTGTTGCGCTCATGGTCTTCCTGCTTTCTGCATATCTGCGATCAGTTGTTCGTACGTGTCGGCGATGAGTTCCGCGGCGGTCACCCACAACATGGCACCACTTGCGGCCGCTTGTTCGGCTTGGGAGATCGCGTCCTCGTAGATGCTGTTCGCGTGCCCTTTTACGGTGAGCCCGTCCGGTGTGGTGCCAACAGCCCCGTGTTCGAGTGCGAGGAGTCCTGCTGCGCGTTGGAGGCGTTGTCGTTGCGCCATGACTTGTTGGATGGTCATTTGCCGCCTCCTGCGAGGTTGCGGAGGATCCGCGGGATCTCGGTGGCCGCGGTTTGCATTTGTTCGGGTGTGGCACTGATGGCGGTGAGGAGTGAGGTGAGGACGGTTTCGAACTGGGCGCCGGTCTGTTCCGCCAGTTTGACTTGGCGTTCGTCGACGCCGGCCTTCAATGTCTCAGCTGCGTACCTGGCGAGTTGGTCCTGCGCTTTGTGCAGCAGCGTGTACACGACGTGCTGGCGGGCTTCCTCGGTGCGTTCGTACTGTTCCCCGAACTCCGGGTTGTCCTTGCCGACGACTTTCGTTGCACCCCACCAGAGGTCGCCGTCGGTTTCGAGGAGTTCCACTTGGTGCCTGAGCCATTCGACTTCGCCGGCTTTGGATGCGACGAGATCCAGGAGGGCTTGCGCGGGGTCAAGGTTCTCGTGGGGTGTGCCGAGTCTGCGGGCGACTCGGGTGAACTTCTCCTGCTCGAGGTTACGGGTAGCGGCGGCACGGGCCTTCTTCGATCCCCCGCCGTGGCGGAGGCATACCCGCAGGCCGCGGACGGGGTAGTTCTTGCACTGGTCGCCGCGTTTCTTCGACGTGGCTTGGCATTTTGCCGGATCCCAGCCGGTTTTGTCGACCATCAGAGTCCGCTCACTTCGGTGGTGGCGTACACGGTCGCGTCGTTGGGTACCGAATGGAGGTGGTCGCCGATGCGGAGGGTGCTGGTGTCGGTGGTGGTTTCGAGGGTGATGGAGTGGAGTGTGCCGCTGCGGCATCGGCCGAGGGCTGAGAGGGTCGGCAGGGTGACGGTTTTGCCGATGTCGCTTGCGTTGAGGTGTCTGACGATCATGCCCGAAGCTAAACGCCGGACACGGGAGAATTACCAGAGGCGACACGCGGAGATGCAAAGAGGCCCACACCAATCCGATGTGGGCCTCACATGTGGGCTTGCTACTTCTTCGGTTGCATCTCAATGTCGCCGAACCAAACAGACTCGACAGTCTCCGGCATGTCGGAGATGATGACGGGCACTTCGAGCTTCACCCCCGGCTTAGCGTCAGAGTCTTGGTCGATCCATTCGTTGCTGACTTCAATTACCTCGTTGTAAGCGTCGCTGCTCAGTGATTCGTCGTCCGTGTAGTCCATGGTCATTTCATCGAAGAACATGTCCACATCGGTGATGATGTCGTACTGCATCTCGTCACCGACCACCTGTATTGGAACCATGGATGCTGATCCCTCGGCGGAGCCTTGGGTGTTATCGATCTCCAGGCTGGACCATTGGAAGATTTGTTCCGCCTGTTCTTCAGTGAGCTCTGCGTCTTCGCCTTCTACCGCGGTAATCGCTTTGATCATGAGCTTGTTGGTGCGTTCGATGAGGTCGTTGGTGTAGTCGAAGGGTTTTGTGAGGTCGAGGGTGTAGACGGTTCCCCCGTCGGTGGCTTCGTATACGGCGAATCCGTTGCCTTGGCCCAGGTCTTCTTTGGTGTCTTCGGCTGCATTGGTTGCGGCTTCAGTGGGGTCGGCGGGGCTGGCGGGTGCTTCTTCCGGTTGTGATCCTCCGCAGCCGGCGAGTGTGAGTGCGAGCGCGGCTACGGCGGCGACGGCAATTCGTGTTGTTCTCATTCCGACACCGTATCGCTCACGGGTCAGGGCGCCGGACTACAGACGCTTTCGTTACATGATCGCAAGAAAACTCCAGGTGAAGGCCTACCGCCTGGGTGTAGATTTCCGGGATAGGATGCACAGATGGCACAGCCCAAGTTCAATCCCGCGATTCAGCAAATTCTCAATGTTGCCAGCTTCTTGCCGCGAGAGTCGGCGCTAGAAACTCAGCTCAAGGCGCTTAACCAGGCGATTTTCCCAGACTTCAAGATCAACTATGCGCGATTCGGCATATCGCCAGCGCTACATGCGCAACTCCAGTCGAAAACTATCGCAGCATCCTACATGCCTTCGTTGAGTCATATCACCAAGATCAACTCGGCAGTTGCTCGCTACGGAGTCTCCGATTCGATAAGTGAGCAGATGTTCGCGCACATGCTGGCGGGCGTGCGATCGGGCGAGCTGGACATCGACGAAGCAGAATTCAATTATTCCGAAGTTGCTCCGGAAATCGAAGAAGCCATTGAAACCGTTGCCGAATCCGATAGTGCAGGAGAGGGCACCGTCGAGGAAAAGAGGAAGGCGGCTCGGCTCGCAGTGACCTTCACTCTGAGTTCGCTCCTCTTCGTTCTCTACATCGTCTTTCCGGAACTAAAGAACATCGTGGAGACTGCCAGGACCTCGAAGGGCCACGCTGATAGCATCTGGGAGTTTCTGGCGAAGCGCTTCGACGATGGCGACGCGGCGGAGTAAGGAGATCGAGTCTCAACTGTAGTTTCTCGGGATAGGATGCTGGAATGAGCGACGAGCCAGGCTATCCCGATATGCATCACCAAAGTCGACGGTGGATCAAGCCAGTAGCTATAAGCGCGACGGTCATCGGGCTGCTTCTCGTCCTAGCAACCATCTTTATCGAGCACTCGTTCTGGCTATCAGGTGTGCTCGTCAACTTCGGGACAACCCTGTTCCTCGCTGCGCCCCTCGCCTGGCTAGGGCACTACTTGAGTGAGCAAATCAAAGACTCTCAGCATGCTACAGAAAGCCAGATTTCGTCCGTTCGCGATGAAGTCGAAGATGTCCAAAATGATCTTGACGACCTGCGAGAAACCACCAGCAGGACAATCGCCGAGCTTCAGGACAACTACAGTCAGTCAGTCGCTGAGAAGATGAGCCAGCGAATTACCAACATCCAGGATCTGCAGTCCAACCCGTCGCTCGAACTTTTGCAACGCACGATGGCGGAAGAAAGCAGACTCAAGAAAATTTCACCCGATCGTTTCATAATCGAGTATCACGCTGGTCATCTCTATTGTAGGTTCGTGCAGGACGCTTGGACCTCGCATGGTGTCACGCTCCAGATTTTCGAATATGGATCCTCGTCGCAAGATATCAGCGCCAGCGTGAACCTGAGCGATGCGACGACTCTCGAAGAGATATTCACTCGAATGAATTATGATCTAGCAACTACCAATATGCTCGATCCACAGGACTTCGACATTTCACGGTTCTTCGATCAACTAACGAAATCACTTATCGCCGTTGATGAATGCCGAAAGCTCCACGAGTCTATCGATCTAGGTCCGGCACTGATCGTGCCGAACGATGGCTGGTTGATCACGACTAACGCACTTGTGTCTTGCGAGAGCAGGTATCCTCCACTCTGGTTTTCGCGGAACTATGTGCCCGACGTAGGCTTAGTAAAGCATCTCAGCGAAAAACCATGGGTCAATTACGATGAGATACAGGACGCCACGCAGTGGGCATGGAATTTGGGTCTAGTTTCTGAAGCCTGGTGCAACGGAAAGCTTGGTAAGCCGGACCCTTCGTTTGATTCCTTGCCCGGGTTCCCTGACAATTAACTACTCAACCGGCCCTGAGTTGCCTGCCATCTTCTGGCTCGGGCTCTTGTGCGAGTGCACGAGTAGCTACCGAGTAGCACGCATCGATGAGCGAAACTCCACCAGCTGCAGACACATAGCGTCGGGCAATATGGCTACCTCTGGTGTTTATGGTGTTACCCATCCTGGGAAATAGCCGGTGGTCGGGTTGATGCGGTGGCGGATGCTGGACTTCAGTGCGAACCGTTCCGCCTTGTCAACGCACTCCTGGTGCGCCCACCCGTCGCCGAGGTCTGCTGTTGGAGGCCCGAAGACGGATAGGTGGTCTTTGCACCACACGCACTTGCGGAACGTTGACGGGATCGGTTGCCATGTCGGCCCCACCCATGACGGTGTAGTGAAGTTGTATCGGGCGCGGCGGTAGTTGTCGGCTGCCCTCATACCGGCGCGGAACAGTTCCCATGCCTGCTCGTTCACGATTCCTCCCCGAGTAGTGCGTTAATAGCGTCGCGGGCGGTCTCGTGGCATTCGTCCCGGTACTCGTCATCGATGATTGTTTCGTTGGGCCATTCCTCGTCGGGGTCGAGTCGCGCAATAGCCCGCGCCACCCTTTCGACTGCCTCGTCGGTGCGGAGTTGTCGCCGCATCCACTGAGCGCCCTCAACGAACGCCCACGCTTCACCACTGAACTCATAACCCCTGCCGGCTGTTGCTTCTTCGGCTTTCTCGTCCCAGTTCATTGCCTCGCCTCGAAGCTCGTGTCGTAGCTGCCGTGGATCTCGTGGTAGCCGCAGTCGTCACCGTGCACGGTCAGTCCGAACTCGTCGATGATTGCCTGGGCCTTGTTCCGCCATGAGAGTCCGACACCATCTCGCAGTGCGTCCTCAATGCGATCCCGCAGGTTGTCCTGGTCACTCATTGATTGCCCCTTCGATTGCTTGAACAGTCGCACACGGCCATCCAGCAGTGCGCTGGTCGGTTGAGCAGGCGGCACAGAACTCTGACGGTTCGAAAATATCCACGGCCCTACGATGCACTTCGAGCACCTGTTCGAGTGCGTTCAGGGCGCGAGGGACAGTGACGTTGTGTGCATCAATAATCTCGTCAAGCACTTCACTCGATCCGCGAAATACATCGTCCCGAATCAGGTCGAAGTCAACGTGTCCGCCCGTTGCCCTCAGTGTCGCTAGGTCACGGTTGTTGAGTGACCATGACCATTTACCTGTCCAGCCGTCCCTGTGGATTGTCCGTCGTTCCTCGATCCACGACTTCACGGCGTCAGTCATGCTGCCTCCTGCCATCGGTACGGGTTGTTTCGGTTCGGTCCGACACCCATTTGCACTTCGTTGGCCGTTCTCTCGTCCTCGATGCCTTGTCGATACCCCTCAGCCCAGGCATCCGCTTTAATCTTCGCGATCCCGCGCTCAGCGTCCGCCTTGACCTTTCTGTAGTCCTCGCCTGCGTGTTCTTCCATGGCCCCGGCATAGCATCCGATCAGCTCGGCCTCGTCGGGGGTGTATTTCTCACTCATGGTCGTGCCCTCCAAGTCGGTTAGTGATTGCGTCGATGATTCCTGTTGTGTGTTCGGCCATGCCCAGGTCGGCATACATGCGCACCACGTTCACCAGGGTTGCCGTCCGCTGCTCGTGTGCGAGGGCCAGGGTGGCCTGCACTGTGGGGCTCAGAGTGTTCCCGAAGTCCTGGTGGAGCTTCAGTGCATCGGCGTGCGGGTTGCCGGGCAGTCCGGGTAGTGAGTTCATGCCCTGAGCTTCCTTCCATCCACGGCATTTTTCCCAGTGCCGACACGCGGTTGGTGAGGTTCGGTTTCGGCCTCAATGGTTGGTGAGGTTCGGTGCGCCAAGACCAGTCGCCGGCGGGTGATGAGGTACTCGATGAGACGGATCATGCCGCTCCCTTGAGTGCGAGGATCCCCCGCCGGTACGTCGACCACGGTGTATCGCTTCGCAAGTAGTCGCCGTACTGCTCCGGCGTGAGCTGCCCGGACGCGATCGCCTTCGACAGCGCCTTCGTCGTTGCGAGCTCAGCTGCGGTGTCGGTCATGTCGGCGCGGGACGGGACGATCGTCTCTACCTTTGCCAAACGTGTGCGGCGTTCGGTTTTGATGATGCGCAGGACATCGGCCGGCATCAGCCAGTCTCTCGTCTCTGAGTAGTGTTTCTTCACCGCGTGCTTGGCCTCGGCGAGCGTGTACGGGCTCAGGAGGTCGTACCAGGCGGCTGTGGTTTCTTCGTTGAAGTTGCGGTTGTCGTAGGCGCTGATGAGGGCCAGGAGGGCACCTGTCTCGGTGAGTCTCATAGCAGTTCTCCTTGGATGGTGGTGGCTTGCTGTTCTTCGATGCGGCGGAGGTTCTCGATGACGGCTCGGTGTTGGTCCATGCGTTCATCGGCTCGGTTGCGGGCTGGTCCCCGCTCGGATGGTCGGCCACTTGGTCGTGGCGCGAACTTGAGGGCATTGTTCAGCCAGGTGTGGAATCCGCGTGACCAGTCGACGAACGTTTTGCCGTTGGCGATGGCGTGGTCTCGGAAGTTCTCCGCCTCAGCGTGGAGGTCGATCCCGAGTTCAGCTGCTTTCGCTTCGTGCGATTCGTTTGGTGCCCAGTCGTCGGGGATCCGAGTCTTGCGGCCGGCGGGGGCGGGTTTGCGGGTGTCCCCTGCTGGGGGACTTACAGGGGGTTTATAACTTACCTCTGTCTCTGACTCTGTCTCTATCTCTGCTACGTTTTTGCTAAGCAAATTGCTTGACTGTTTGCTAGGCGTTTTGCTTGGCATGGGCTTAGCATTTTGCTTTTTCGCTCTGCCGCCTTTTCGTCCCGCCTCGGCTCTGACCTGGCGTTTTGCTTCAATCTCTTGTTTCGTCTCCTGCATGTCCGCGAATCCGTGGAGCAGGTAGTCGCCCGAGTCGAGTTCGAGCAGCGACGGCGCTTCGGAATCATTTGCTAGCAGTTCGTTAAGCGCTTGCTGTGGCCATCGCTTAGCAATTTGCTTAGCAATTTGCCCGTCAGTCATGTACTTGCGTGAGTACAGGATCATCTCGACGTGGGCGCGGAATGCTTCGTCGGATAGGACGGCAATCTTCGGGTGGTCGGCGTAGTCGAGCGAGAGGCGTGCGAACAGACCTTCGCGTCGTGTCATTGTCATTCCCTCCCTGGTCGTGGTGGGAGCAGTCCGAGGGTTTCGAGGACGTCTCGTGCCTCGTGGGCGGGCAGCCATGATTGGACGACTTCGGTGGCTTGGCGGCGTTCGTGTGGGGTGTTGCCGAGTTTCTCGAGTGAGTAGGTGCTCAGGCTGGCGCCGGCGGGGTTCGCGTACCCGATGCTGTTCGTCATGCTGCGGCCTGCGCTTTCGCTGAGGTGATGTATTTGTCGAGCAGGTCGGGTCGCAGGCCGGACCAGTGGTCGTTGCGGCCGTCGGGATAGGTGACGCAGACGACTGGGGCCTGCGTGTATCCCATGGCTTTGACGGCTCGGTAATCGTCGAGTGATTCGCTGAGGTCGACGGTGCGGTAATTGATGCCTGCACGGTCGAGGATGGCTTTCGTGAGTCTGCAGCCGGAGCAGCCTGGGGTTTCGTAGATGGTGATGGCCATGATGGTCTCCTTGGTCAGAATGGGACGTGTTGCGAAATGAACTTCAGGTGGATGCGGTACCGGTCTTTGTCCGGTGCTTTGGGTCCGCGGCGGTAGTCGGGGCCAAGGACGTGGCGGCTGTCGTCGTCTGGCCATGCGCCGGCGTCGGTGAGGCCGTCCAAACATGCTTTTACTGCGAGTGATGCGTTGCCTGGGTCGGCTCGGCCGCCTGTGCGGAATCCGATCTCGGCGATGACGATCACCGGTGTCGGGAGGACGAGTCTCTGCTGCTTGGCTGTGTAGTGTGCGAGTTGCCGAATGTGCTTCGTGCGCTTCGCTTTGTCTGCCCAGTGCAGGCGATCGTTATCCGAAATCCAGTAAGCCTTGTGCACGTCGATGGTGAAGTCGGTCATGCCGCGTCACCGAAATCAAGGACTCCTTGGGACAGTCGACGGGCGATGATCTCGCAGTATTTCTCCTCGAGCTCGACTCCAATCGCCTTTCGGCCCTCGTCTATAGCCGCACGCAGTGTCGTCCCCGACCCGGCGAACGGGTCGAGAATTGTTTCTCCCGGATTCGTGAACTTGCGCACCCAGTCTTCGACCATTGACGCCGGCTTCGCGGTTGGGTGACCTTCTGGACGAGCGATCGGTGTGACGTAGTTGCCGTGCAAGCCGCCTCCGTTCCACTTGGAACGGCCCTTCTCCCGGTGAAGGTACGCGATTGCCTCCCAGCCCTGAGCAGGTCTGTCCCCGGTGATCTGCGGCGTCGGGTTCGTCTTAACCCACACGCCGACACGCTGGCACTTGAGCCCCGCTGGCGGCTCATGGTCGAAGGCGAATGCATGCCGGTAATCGAGTGTTGCGATCACCCACCCCTGCGATACGCGACCGCACTCCGACAGCAGCTCCCGGAGGTCGTCGTCCGTAATTGCCGAGAACGCTGTCACTCCATCGTTGAACACATCCTTGCCCGCGGTCTTATGGCTTCTCGAACGTGCCTTGCTGTGGGTTCGCTCGGTGTACGGCGGGTCAGTCAGGACAGCGGCCACCGACTCATTGCCCATCCCCTCGAGCACCTCACGGCAGTCTCCGTGATACAGCGTCACCTGGTCGTCTTGGTAGTAGATGCTCATGCTGCCTTCCTTGTCCGGTAGGCGGCGGGGCGCCAGCATCGTTCAATGAACGCCAGCCCCTCCGTCGTCTTCGCGAACTCAGCGACCTCGGGCCACGTAATCGAGTCCGGGCGCTTCTGCGCAGGCGCATTCGGGTCCGGGATCCGGTGGTTCATGATCGCGGCATATGCGGCACGCTGGATGCGACTATCCAGTTCTGCACCCTGGATGCGCACAACAGTGTTGCGGGCGAGCCCGACCGCCTTGGCGGTGGCGCCGAGAGTGCCGTAATGGTCGATGAGCTCCAACAGGCGGGCCTTCGCGTCACCGATCGGGCGCATCCGTTTGTTCAAGTGCTTCTCGCGGCAAGTGCGGCACATGCCAGCGGCTTTGATGAAGCGTTCGCGGTTGCAAACCTTGCAAGTGGTCATTGGTTCATCACTTCCTTGGGGTCGCCGTCTTGATGACGGCTTTGATCTGTTTGTCAGTGCATCCGTGCTGTTTGGCGCGGAGGATCGCACCGATCACGTCTGTCTTGTAGGTGGTGTTCGGCTCGCCGTCGCGGAGGCGTAGACCAAAGTGCAGCTGTGCGCCGAGCTGGTACAGGCTGATCTTCTGGTTCTCACACCGGCCGTTCTCGGAGCCTCCAAACGCCCAACCATTGGAGCCTTCGATGTGTCGGCTTACGGGATAGCTTCCGATTCCGTCCCATGACCACCCGCAATACGGGCAGGTGGTCGTTTCGTCCTGCTCGGCGATCATGTCGAAGATGCTGAGCTGGCCGGCGACCGTCACGGCCCCTCCATGAGGTCCAGGAACTCCTGCGGGAGTTCGGGTTGATAGGCGTCGAATGCTTCGATCGTTTCCGCGTACTCGAGCAGCTGGGAATAGTCGACGATCTCGGTCGGGTGGAGGCGAATGGTGAGCGTCGACCGGTCAATATCGTGGGACTGTCTGGCGATTCCCGCTCTCACTGCGCGACGAGCGAATGCCTCCTGAGCTGTGACGTTCGCCTGCTGCGTGATGGCGACTGTCTCGCGCCCGCCGGGGTGCATTGTCGTGATTTTGATGAAGCTCATGCCGCGTCCTTTCGTCGTTCGCGTTCGTATTCGCGACGGTGTTTGAGGCGGTGGATTTCGCGGTCGTCGTCGCAGTGGGGTGATTTCGTGATGACGGGTGAACCGCAGTCGGGGCAGATCTTCCCGGGATCGAGTTGGGCACGTTGGCCGGCGGTGAGGCCGCCGCGGATCCCGAACCGTTCGGTTGCAGGTTTGCCGCGCTCTTCCTCGAGTGCCCTGCTGGCGCAGACTGCTCTCAGTGGGCAGTCCCAGCAGAGGCGTACGCCGGCGGCCGCCCGGTCGGGGGTGGAGGGGAAGAACAATTCGTCTGCCACCTCCGCCCCCAACTGGGCACACACCGCGCCCTCCCAGTCGTCGCTAAAACGGGGCGTCTGACTCATTGCCCCACCCTGGGTTCTGCTGTGACTGCTGAGGATCCTGTCCCCACCCTCTCGATTGCTGGCCCTGCTGGGATTCGCCGCCGAAGCTGCCGCTACCGGACTGTTTCTTTGTGACAACCGCGGTCGCACGGCGCAGGCTCGGACCGACTTCGTCGACGTCGAGCTCCATCACGGTGCGCTTCTCGCCCTCCTTCGTCTCGAACGAACGCGACTTGAGGCGGCCCTGCACGATGACGCGAGTTCCGCGCTGTAGTGATTCCGCACTGTTCTCGCCGAGCTCTTTCCATGCCGAGCAGCGGAGGAATAGGGTCTCGCCGTCAATAAACTCGTTGCGTTGCCGGTCGAAGATCCGCGGGGTCGAGGCCACGGTGAAGTTCGAGACCGCGGCCCCATTCGGGGTGAACCTGAGTTCCGGATCCGAGGTGAGGTTGCCGACCACTGTGATGACTGTTTCGCCCGCCATGCTCAGGCCACCTCTCCCTGGATCTCACCGTTGTTGTCAATCAGTTGCCCGTCGACGACTTCGGTGTCCTGGTCTGCTTCCATCTGTCGGAGAGCGGTGCCGGTGGTCATGAGGAACGACTTCAGGTCGTCATCCAGCTCTCCCGACGCGGCGCATTCCTTGTACAGTGCGGCGAGCGCATCCGCGGTCTCGCACTCCCCCGCCTCGGCGTACCAGTCCCGTCCAGTCTGCTGTTTCTGCGCGGTAACCGGCTTGTTCGCCTGCTCCCGCTGCTTCGACGTGCGGGCCCGCGGCATCGGTGCGGCATTCGCAGCAACGCTGACGGGGTTGCCGTCCTGGTCGACAACGGCGCCGAGCTCGTCCGGGGTGTACGCGATGCCCATGAGTGCTTCCGGGCAGGCTTCGCGGGCAACTTCGGTGATGGCGCGAGCCTTGAGCATCGCGATCGGGTACTTCTTCCAGTTGTCCTTGTTCGTCGATCCGGCCCGTTTCGCGTCGTCCATCGTCCACGTGACTTCGAATGTGTAGTCCGGGTCGTCGTTGCGGATGATCTGCGCGGTCGCCTGCATGGCGTCCCTGTCGACACGGATTCGCAGGACATGGCCGGCGCGGCGGACGAGACCGCCGATGAGGTTCGCCGACGCGGACGGTTTCCCCTCGATCACGTGCACTTCGTTGATCGCCTGGATCGGCGGAATGGACAGGGACTGTCCGAGTTCCATGGCGAGGAGCACGTTCGCGGGGTTCCGCTGGTACTGCTTCGGCAGGAGTGACGCCTGGGCGAGGAGTTCGGCGTACTGTTGCTTCTCGCCGATGCTCATTGCCGCGACAGGGTTCGTGATTGCGAGTTCGGTGCTCATGCTGCTTCCTTCGTTTCGATGATGGATAGACGGCGTGTAGGTGCGCCGACCTTCGTGTACTCGTCCTCGATGGTTTTGAGGTTCTGTTTCGTCGGCTCCAGGCCGCGTTCGGCTGCGATCTTTTCCAGCACAGCGGTCTTGTCGAACGACCGGCGCCCGGCTACGGACTGCCAGCGAGCCACTGGACGACCGTCGACAGTGAGGTATTCGTGATCCCCGATGACAGCCTTGAGCCGTGTCTCGATCGCGGCGCGTTCGTCCTTGATCTCCTTCTCGGTGTCCTTGACCTCGGTGAGGCGCTTCAAGTCGTCGGTGACAAGCTCGGGCAGCGGGGCTTCCGCACACGACTCGGGGTCGAGTACCCGCGGGTGCCGGGCGCTGAGCTCGTCGGCGGTGACCGTGGTGAGGTCGACCGGGGGCGGTGTGTTCGTTTCCACGTACGCCCAGAACTCAGCACCGGTCGCCATGAGTTCAGCGATCAGTTCCTCGTCACGCTCGACGGGTCCGATGATGTGCGGGGTCCGGTCGACGAGGGCAATGAACCATGCGTGCGTACGCCCGGTCACGCCAAGGTAGTACTGGGTTTGCACATAGGCGTTGTCGGGGACTTCACCGGCTTTCCAGTCCTTGGCTTTGTCCGTGTAGATGCCAGTGGTCTTGATTTCGAGGACTCCCCCGTCGGCGGTGAGCCGATCGGGGTTCGCCATGGCCCACGGGTGTTCCTTGGACTGGTAGGTGCCGACATTGCGTGTGGCGATGCCGGTGTCCGCAGTGAACCGTGCGGCCAGCAGTGGTTCGACTTCCTGGCCGAACCAGAAGATGTCTTTCTCTTCTTCGACGGGATCCTCGGTGCTGATCTTGTCCTGCCAAATTTGGAACGGGGTGGCGAAGTTCGATGCGCCGGAGATTTCGGCCATGTCGGATCCGCCGAGGTAGTTGCGGCGGGTGTTCAACCAGTCCTGCCGTGATGCATCGGCGGGGAGGATGAGTTTCGCGTTCGGGACGCGGAAGTCGGGTTTCGTGGTCACTTTTCTGTTCCTTCTCGGGTGATGGCGACGAGGGCTGCGAATGCGGTGAGCATGGTGAGCAGACCCAGGCCGTTGAGGGTGATGGTTTGGGTGTAGATGTAGAAGTAGGCGGCCATGGAGGTCACGAGGATCGGTGTGTACAGCCAGGCGATGCGGCGGCGGCGATGGACGGGGATGCGACTCATGCGGCACGCCCCGGATCCCACGGGCCGGCAGCACCACGGTCTTGTGCATGCTGTAGCTCGAGCAGTGCATCCTCGACGTCGTTGAGAAACTGCTCCCCGGCACCGTCGGCGAGGACACCGATGACCTGTTTGCCTTTGGCGGTGAGGAACTCGACGTGGAGTTCGCCGTCGATGCAGTTGACGGTCGCGGTCTTCGCGTTGAAGTGCATCACGCTGCGGCTCCTTTCTGTGCTTTGAGGTATGCCTTGAGGTCGGCGGGGTCGTACCTCCACATGCCGCCGATCGCAGTGGCACGCAGTTCGCCGCGTTTGCGGAGAGTGTTGACGTGCTTGGTCGTGCACTGGAGTGCTTCGGCGATGTCTGCTGACGTGAGGTATTTGGTGAGGTCGATGCCGATGGTCATTGGTTACTCCTTCGGTGCTGGTCGCGTGCCTGCCGGTAGTCGGCCCACCCGGCGACAGCGAGTGCCCCGAGCCCGGTGAGAACGAGACCTGTGGCGGCGAGTGCGAGGATGAGGACGTTCATGAAGCTCTCCTTGCTTCTGCGACGGCGGCATCGACTCGCGCTTCCCACTTCTTCTGACGGGCGGCATGGCCTCGCTGCCGGATGATGTCGATTTGGTCCTGCAGGATGCGGACGGCGTGCTCTTCGCATTCGCCGCATCTGGCGTGGTCGTCGATGACTGACTGCACGGTTTGGCCTGGGGTGACGGGGATGCAGTCACCGCAGTCGAAGCTGACGGCGTTCATGCCGCCATTCCTTGCCGCTTCGTTGCCCGCCAGATGAGGTTCCGGTTGGCGTGTCTGGATGGTCGAGTGGGTTTCACGATGCCGATGGGCTCGATCAGTCCTTTGCGGGATGCGCCGCCGATAATCGCGGGCAGAAGGTTCGGGCGTTTGAACATCGCCCGTTCGACGACCTCGTTGCCCTCAAGTGCGTCACGAATCTCGTCTGCCGAAAACGGCTCCCCCGACTCGATGAGGTGATCCAGCGTGGCGCGAATGACGGCGCCTGCATTCGCTTCAACGGAATCGTTGACCTCGACGATGTGCTGCCCGGCGTCGCGGAGCTCTTCTCCGGTTGGGCTGATATTCTTACTGGTAGACATTTGGTTCACCTTCCTGGTGTCTTTGGCCCTCAGCACTCCACTGCTGGGGGCTTTCTTCTTGTCCTGGTTCATGTCGGCTCCTATGTCGCGCTCTTTTGTCCCACTTCTCGCTGGACGTTAGACACCTTGCTACTAAACAGCGCCTCGACGGGGACGTTGAGGCATTTAGCTAGCGCTCGAGCAACCTCGGGCCTGCAGGTGTCTCGGTACCCGCTTCGCAGGTTCCCTACCGTGCCGCGCTTACAGACCATCCGACTCCGCGATTTGCGTAACTCGATTGCCGCAGCGTCGGCGAGCGATCGGACCGTGAAGCCGTTGTGCTCCATGAGCTGAGCGAAGAGTGCGGAGCTGTGGATCTTCACATCGAATCTCCCTTCAATGACAACCATTGTGCTTCCTCCTTTCGTTGTGCGTCTAGTTAGATGTTAGATAGTTTGGACAGCTTTGTCCACCCCGTCCACGAAAGTTTTTCCTAGAACATGCGGAACGACCGAATTACATGGATGGAATTTGTGGACACGACGGGTAGCGTAGGTGTTGCAATACCCGCTAGCAGACTGGACAGTTGGACCGTGAGCATCGAACTCCCGAAGTCGCTCGAACGAACAATGAGAAGCGCCGGCCTTGTGGACCCGAGGACGGATAACCCATCGCTCAATCAGTGGTCGAAGGAGTCAGGGGTTCACACGTCAACAATCAGCAGCTTCCTCTCCGGACGGAAGAGCAGACCGGCTAACGTGCAAAAGATGGCAGACGCCCTCGAGGTGTCCACCACCGATCTCTACAGCATGGTTGGCCGCGAGCTCTCCCCCTGGTCACCGCCCAGCGGCACGGAGAAGCTGAATACACGTCAACGCCAAGCGTTGAACGAACTGATCTTGGCGTTCATTGAAGAGGAACCAGCCGAGAGAGCAGGTGATGGCAGTGGAAACGCCACCCCCATGAACCAAGCCGGCGGGAAGCCGGCAATTAGCGACGACGACGGGCTCGGCTCATTCGGAGGCCGTGCCCGCGGGGACCTCGACCACGAATCCGTCAACGACGGTGCCGGCGACAACGTGCACAAGCTGTTCAGTCCCCCACCCCCAGCCAGCGAAACCGCTGCATGGGAGACCGAGAACCGGGGACGGAAGACCCGGAAACAGCAGGACGACGACGCGGAGGCATCGCAGGATCCGGGGGACGATGAGGAGTGAACTTCTGGCACCCCGACCTTCCTCGGGATATGTCGGAGGAGGAGGTCGACAAGTTCGTCGAGGCATACCAGGCAGCCGACAAATTGGCGCGAGAACCGGTCAAGCCGAGCACTTGGGTTTACTTGGATGACTCAGGAGACGGGAGCACCTCGCAGCAAGCCTCTAGTCACCTAGTGATGGCGACATGCGTGTTTCGGTCGACAGAAGACATGGAGCATGCCAGTCGCCTGGTCGACCAATGTGCGGAGAAGTTCGGCATCAAAGGCGAGTTCAAGTTCTCTAAGACCCGGAAGAAGGTGAAGGACTATTTCTTCGACTCCATGCACGAAGCCAAGTTCTCCGTCCGCGCCATCTGCCTGGACAAGCAACTTATCAAGAGCAGAAAGTACACGACGAACGCTCCGATGATGAAGGGGCTGGCGATTGCACAGCTACTCGATCACGGATTCGGGATTCTTCAGAACTCGAAGGTATTCATTGACGGTCAAGACACGAAGGCCTTCAAAATTCCCGACGCCGCATACTTCATGGACGCGGCCAACCGGAAGAATCCCGGAGCGGTGGCTCAGGTGAAATTCGTCGATTCTCATTCGAATCGCCTGATTCAGCTTGCTGACATGCATGCGGGCGCGATCAATGCTCACTTCAGGCGCGACAAGCCACGGCTTACGCATTACATCCCGACGTTCCAGCACCGAATGCGGATTCCAGACGGGACTTTATGGCACTTCAAATAGCGCGTAGGCATAGGTCGACCCGACGCCCTACTCTCAGCGACTGCTGAGCTACGCCACCATCCGGGGACTATTCGGAACGCCGGGTCTCGGTGACTCAAGTTTTGCATAAGTTTGCGCAGGTTTCCACACCCTGTGGATGGTGATTCGCGGCACTTATTCTGTCGTGTCAGCCTCGCTCACTATGGTCTTGAGTCATGCACCATCCATGGAGAGAACTACGTGAACGCGGGGACGGCGTTGTCCTGCACTTCACCAGGTTCAACGACACTCGAGTAGCCGCCACGAACGGCAACAACGCCATCTGGCTCGACCAGGATCTACTGCAGGTCGAGCGCCGCTGCGCCATCCAGCACGAGCAAGCGCACATTGACCTCGGGCACACGAACTGTGACGACCCGAGAGAAGAGCAAGCAGCACGCCGACTCACAGCCCAGAAGCTCATTCACTGGGATGCGCTCGTCGACGTCTTCAAATGGGCCCACACCGCCTTCGAGGCGGCCGACGAACTGTGGGTGACACCAGAAGTCCTTGAGGACCGTCTCCGGTTCCTCCTCCCCCACGAGAAGGGCCTGCTGAGGCTCATTGGTGCCTCCAGGCACGCGTAGAAAGAGAAAAGACGAACAATGGCACGCATACCCATCCCCGTGGGCGCATGGGGCAACATCAGCGTCTCCGGAAAGCGCGGGAGCTTCCGGGCCGCCGCGAGATTCCGGCAAGCCAACGGGCGAACCATCACACGGTCACGATTCGGAACCACAAAGGAGGCAGCCCGCAATGCGCTCCTCGAGCACCTTACCGAGCTTCGCGAGCAGGCGATCGCGGGCGAACTTTCCAACTCCACCACTGTCGGCTCATTCACGAAGGACTGGCTGCAAAGGTGGGAAGAGTCGGACGAGCACCCGCCGGCGACCATTGCCACCTACACGGCCGCGGTGAAATGGATCCGCGAAGAGCTCGGCATGCTCCGCCTCGTCGAATGCACGACCGGGAAACTCGAAAACGGGGTGAAGCGTATAGCGGAAGGTCACGGCGAGACGACCGCGAAACAAGCTCGCACCGTCCTGCGCCATATCTTCGCGGACGCTGTACGTCTCGACGCCTTGGCGACGAACCCGGCGCTCGGCGTCTCCCCCATCAAGCCGAAGGCAGGTGAGGTACGGGCCATGACTCAAGGCGATGTAGTCGCATTGCGCAATGCTGCACGCCGCTGGGAGGCGACACCGCACAAGTCTTTCCGGCCGTACCGGCGCGACATTCTCGACAGTATCGACGTCATGCTTGGCACCGGCGTTCGCACCGGCGAACTGCTCGGCATTCGCTGGCAGGACATTGACCTTGAGGCGGACGTGCCAACCGTATCGGTGATGGGCACGGTTACGCAGGCGAAAGGGCAGGGCGTGATATGGAAGCCGGCACCGAAATCGGAGACATCGAAGCGGACACTCTACCTGCCGTCGATCGCTGCCGAGGCGTTGCGGCGGCAGTTCGCTGACAGGGAGTTCCGCCCGGAGTCTGAAGCCGTATTTGCGTCCGAGGTGGGGACATGGCGGAATCCGTCATCGTACCGTGTTCACTTCCGGCAGGTGCGTCTGTTGGCCGGTCTCGACTGGGTGACACCGAAGTCGATTCGGAAGACTGTGGCGACGACGATCTATGGCGCGGGCGGCTTGGACAATGCGTCCAAGCAGCTTGGACACTCTGAAGTTGGGGTGACTGCGAAGCATTACGTGCAGAAGCTCAACATTGGGCCGCAGGGTGTGGTTGGGGTGCTCGACAAGTGGATGCAAAGCGTGTCGTAA